CGTCCAGGAACACAGAGCCCAGCCAGGCAGCGACGACCTGCCAGAACCATAGCCGGTAGACATAGGGTGTCTCCGACTCATCCACGGGGTGATCCAGGATCCACAGACCCACGACTAGTGCAGCCAGAGAGCCCGTCGCACTCATGGCGACCTTCTTGCTCCAGTCGATGTTCTCCCAGGAACTGTTGTAGCGGAGTCGAGAGGCCACGCTCTGGGTGACCCAACCAATCACAACCCCGATGGCCAGAGCCACCAGGGGTGCGAAAGAGACTTCTGTCGGGATCAGATCCACGGGCGTGGCCTCCTAGGACAGGGTTCAGTCGAGCGTCGTCAGGAAGAACCGACTGCGGTCGGGGCGTTGGTACTGTGCGGTGGCCGTCACTTCCGTCCCAGAGAGCGAGATGATGGTAGGTTGCGTGACATCGCCGAGTCGGCAGTCAAGGGCCTGAAGGTCATCGAGAGTTTCGAGCGTACAACGGGGGTCACTGGTGATCAGCGTCGCCCCGAGGATGTCAACTCCGACACGAAGTGCAGGCTGTTCCCCCGGGTCGAACTGAATGCCTGTGCTCACGACTGTGAGTTGGGCGTCATCACCAGCCACGACATCGATGGTACCACCGAAGAACTGTGCGACCGGCGCACAAGCGCCCAGCACAAGGACGAGGAAGGGGATCACGAGGACTAGGGACGAGTTGATGTTCACGTCGCGTTTGCGGATGAGTCCAGCGTTCCTCAGCCTGAGGTGAACCTGACGCTGAATGAGCGCTCGAGTATCGTCGTCCAACTGCCGGTCAGCGTACTGAGCCAGCAGGGGTGTCACGAGGTTGAGTCCCTGGACCAGTCGCGTGGCAGGGACGAGGGCCTTCACGGTGTTCTTGATGAACTCGCCGACGGGGCCTACGAACGTGGCCGCCACAAGTTCTCCTACCGTCTTGGGGCTGGTCACGCGTGTCCGAGTGCCCGCCGTAGTGGCGACGTCAACACCGAGAAGGAGAGCCAGTGCCCCGAGAACCTGTTCGGCAGTGTCCGGGCTCAGCCAGGAGCCGGTCACCCCCACCGCCAGGTACAGGAGCGTGCGGATCGCCATGAAGGCGATGGCAGGCTCGACGTTCGCAAGGTAGTCCAGTACTCGTCTCATGATGCTTCTCCTTCCAGAGAACAGAACGCCTCGGCACGGGTGGCCTTGGCACGGGGTTCGAGATCACCTCCTGCGGACACTAGAACGGATGGTTGCCACCATGATGTCAGCAAGGGAGACTCCTCCCGAGCACAGTCTACCCCGCATTGGTCAGCGCCCGTCCCTTCGGATGCGACGCATGTGGCGACGCTGGATGAAGCGCCGCCACCATGAGGGTTTGGTCTTGAACCGGATCATGCGTCTTGGTGCTGCAGAATCAACTCGGGCCCCTCTCCTTCGCCGTTCTCTACGACTGTGAACCTCAGAGGACCGGACTGTCCAACGAGAGCGCTCAGCAGCCGGGGGAGCAGATCTCTCCGGTCGACCATCCTGATGACCATGTGCCCATCGACAGCGGCTGTCTCTTGGCCTGGCCCCTGATCGAACTCCGCGAGCCTCTCGATCACGTGTGCAACACGCCTCATCCAGCCCCGACCGTAGGTCGGCCAGAGCCGAGTGAGTTCCGTGTAGAAGAACACTCTGTGGGCCAGGAAGTCGTTGATTGTGGGGTGTTCATCGTACCACTCGAGCGCCCTGCTGAGTCCATGGTTCACGGCGCTGTCGAAGACAAGCATACGCATCTGCGGGTCCGCAACCACACTCGCCACAGGCATCCAGAAGTCACGGTGGTAGATGGCGATGGCATCCTCACGCGTGAGGGCTGCTATGTCTACATCTGGGTATGAGCGCTTGCTGATCCCGTACTTCGTTTCTCCCCCGGGATCGCGGGGGTCGTTGACATAGCCACCCTCGAGTTGAAGGACCAGATCGACGGCTCTGTCGAAGGCCGTCATCTCTCTTCGTGACGGATCGCGCCCTCAGCCATGCTGACGAGGACGATGAAGATGACGATGGACAGGAGCATCCACATGTCAGCCCCGACCGCCTTGGCCGGGCTTCCCGGGGGGTCCATCGGAAACGCCTCGCCGAGCCTTGGCCGCTGCCCGACGGTCCGGCGTCCGAGCCGCGTTCACGACAGCAGCCGAGTCCGCGTCTGCCCAGGACATGTCAGGGTTGTCGTCCGTGATGGGAACCGTCCGACGGTGATAGCGGCTGGCTTTCACCTCGCCGGTCACGTCGTCCACGATCTCGATTGCTTCCCGGACCTGGACCGTCCCGTCACGCAGGATCTCCAGTCGGTCGACTACGGTTCGTTCCTCTAGTGCCATCATGACCACCTTCCAATCGCCATAAGTGTCAGGGTACCTCCGCTGAACGTGCCGCTGTTCTGTGCTCTGATCGCCCAGGCTCCTGAAGTGAGCGGAGAGGAACGAGAGACAGAGACTGCCCAAGCCCCTTCCGCGTTGTTATTGAGGTTCGCGGTCACTACAGGTGTTCCGGCTGAGAAAGCCACTGGGAACGTCCAGTTACTCTGAGCGGACCTATATCCCCCGAGGGTGTTGGCTGTGGAAATCCCCGTACTGCCTACAGAGAGTGAGTGCCAACAGATCTGGACTCCATTATAGAAGCGAGCATACTCCCCGTTCGCGTTGCTGCCATACTCCACAATCGCGTCCCCAAGAGCCGTCCGGAGTTCGGCGTAGGTCATCTTCCGGTCGGGATCGACCCCGTCCGTCGGAACGCCAACGTAGAGGATGTCGGTGTCCGCAACCGAAGCCGCGTTCAGGACTGTCAGGTCATCGATGTGGGCCATACACACTCCTTCGTTGGCATCAGGTCAGTATCCTTGCCCAGAGGGAACCTTGGATCTCCTCGTTGCCGCTCATGTGCCGGACTTCCAGCACGTCGCCTGGATCGTTGCCTCGAATTTCGATGTACTCATTCCCATTGTCGTTCGTGTTAGACGTCGCTCTGGCCACGCCGGTAGCGTCCCCCGACCAATTCGTGCCGGAGGTGCTGCCGTTGACACCGACGATCCCCAAGCCTGTTCTGTTAGAACCTCCGAACCCACCCCCGGCAAGAGTGAACGGAAGGTCTACGATGTGAATGTCGCGCGCGGCATTCGCGCCGGAAGAGAACGACGTCAGTAGCAAGTACCATTGGAGGAGCACCCAGTCCCCCACACGTAGGTAGGTCCCCTGCTGGTTCGTGTAGGTGATGGTCGTCGTACCGCCGTCCTCATTGAACGGCTCCAGATCCGGTGTCCAAGTACCCACCTCATAGGCGTCAAGGCTGGTACTGCCGAAGTCAATCCCCGCGCTCGACATGGAGATGTCGCCGGTCATGGTCCCTCCCGCAAGCGGAAGGAATCCCAACTCAGCGTCCAGGTGTGTACGCAACTCCGCGACGGTCATCTTCCGGTCAGGGTCCGGATCAGTCGGAATCCCGACATAGAGGATGTCCGTGTCTGCCAACGCAGCGGCAGTCTGAGCGGTGAGGGTGTCGATGGTAGCCACGACCCCAGCCTACCTTAGTTCCCAGATCTCGCCGCTGATGAGCCGGAGCACACCGGAGTCATCCTTGGCTCGGGCGGCAAAGGCTAGGAAGCGGACCTTGACGCTGTAGCCGTTCTCGACCGGCGTCTTCACGATCGACTGAACCCCCAGCACCTCCCAAACACCGAACTCCGTCGTGATCAGCGCGGCGTCCAGGCAGTCCGTGAGGACCGCGTCCATGGTCGTGGCTGAGGCACTGATTGTGGACTCGTGAACCTCGAACGCGATGTCCACGAACTCGTGCTGCCGAAGGCCGTCACCGGCAAGGGCGACCGTCGTTCCGTATGCAGGTCGGACCATGGCCCGCTCGAACGTCACTTGAGGAAGGCCGGTCCGAGCACGGTCGATCGTCCGAGTCGAGGCATCACCGAGTTCCAGAACAACACTCATAGTGTCTCCGTAGTCGCGGGGGCGAAGGCCAGCCGAAGCAGAACCTGGTCTTCTCGGTGCCGAAGGCGATAGTTGAGGAGTCCTTGGACAGCGAGGCTCCCCTCGTGCCAGATGACCTCAACGGACTCGTTGGCCTTGGAGATGAGGAAGAACGCATACTCGGCAGCCTCCGCGAGTCCGATGCTCCAGAGCGTGATGTCAACCACGAGGGGAGCCGGGTTGGGCTTGTTGTCGCCCCGCGTCTTCGGCGAGCCGCCGGTCGCCATCCCCGTGATGTTCCTGACATACTCAACGGAACGCGGCTGCACCTGATAGGCCAGGACGTCGTAGGAGTCACCGAAGGTAACGAGGTTGCCACCGTAGGTGACAACCTCCCCACCATAGGTGACCGTGGCTGAGCCGCTCGGGTCGACGATCTGAAGCGGAGTCATCGGTTGATCGCCGCCTTCGCGACCTCACCGATCAGCACCTTCTCGGCTTCCAGGTCGGCGTCGAACGCCTCGCCGATGAAGTAGGTCGTCTCGACTCCACCCTCGACGGTCACGCTGTACTCGATCCGCTCGATCGGCAGTCCTGGATAGGCCGTGCCGTCTGAGCCGGTGAGGTCCAGCGTCTGCGAGATCGCGCCGAAGCCTCGATAGCGAACCTCCGCCGCCTGCGCCGCCGGGGACCGCATGTACCCCTCAGCGAGACGCTCGGAAGCCGTACCGCCCGAGTCGACATCCGGCTCCAACCACTCGACCGAGAACACCCGCGAGTCCTCCGCGAGCCCGATGAACACCTTGAACTCGTTGACGCCCGCATCCGCGCACACGGGCACGTCAAGGTTCGTCCAGATCTCAAACGGATCGCCGACAACTCCGGAGGAGATAGGGGGGATGTACCACGCGCGTCGCTTATTCGTCGAAAAGCCCGTCTTGTTCCAATCGACCGTCACGTACATCGCGTTCCCCGACGGGCTGAGAGCGTTCGCCCCGACAGCACCACGGACCCTGAGGACACTACTCTTCGCCGTCTGCCCGAGGATCCGAATCTCCGCATCCGTTGCGCTGTTGTTGTAGGCGTACGTTCCGTCGTTCCCGTCGAAAGCGTTCGAGAGGTTCGTCATCGCGCCCGCACTAACAGTCCAATCCGCCTCCCAATCAATCGAAACCATGAAGTCCTTCGGGAAGTCGATCTCTACCAGCCGCTCCGCCTCGTACGCGCCGCTACCGAACAGCCTCGTGACGGGCTCCTGAGTGTTCGGATAGTCCGTACACGCGCCCGCGGACACCTCAGGAATCGGCCTTGTGCCTGCATAGGAGAGGCGCACATAGTCGATCGTCTCCTCCGCGTTGACGCGCGTCCACTTGACCTCCGTCCGGCGAGTCCCCTCATCGAACGCGACGGCCGCAGCCTGAGGGCGACGAAAGAAAATCGTCCCGGTCTCAGCGAGGACTCCCCACCGGACCGGAGGCACCACATCCCCGGCCGAGTACGTCACCCCGTCGTACGTGTACGTCTCTCCCGTGGGGACAACGAACTCCCCGACCGTCTCCGCGAGGGCGTTGAGTCCATCCGCGACCGTCTCGAATCCAGGGAAGCGATCCCCGCCCGTGAAGTTCGTGTCGGGGAAGTCCGCCGCGACCGCTGTACTCATGCCATCCGGGAGGAACGTCCCCCCGTTCGCGAGAACCAACGCTTGCGCCGCGACGTCATCCTCCTCGATCCGGAACTCCGTGACCGTCACCTCAGAGAACCGCTTGTACAGGCCGACCGCGCGGTACGTCCGCACCGTATCCGCACGGGGATCCCCCGCTGCGGTGATGATCCCCCGGAACAGGCTCGTGTAGGTGCTGCCTCCGTCGACCGAGATCTGAAAGACGACCAGGTAGCGTGCCTGCCCATCGAAGTTGGTGGGAATGGCGGTGAACTCCATCTCCAGACTGTTCCCGGACGGGGCTACACCGATCCGGGGAATCTCGAGGACGATGCCGTCCGTCGGATCGACGAAGCCCAGAGCCGTGCCGTCAGGCTCGTAGACGTACAGACGCCAGTCAGCGGACATCTCAGGCTCCCCTCAGGACAGCGGTACGGCTCTGCTGCTGGGTACCGGACCCACTCACCGAAGCGTTGATGTCGATCCCCTCCTCAAGGAGACGTTCCAACACCGGAGTCATTCGGTCGAGGACTCCGGTGAACTCCCCGAAGCCGCTGCCCAAACTGCCCAGGGGAGAACCTTCCCCAAGAGTCGCAGCGATGATGTTCGCGCTTGCCTTCATCGAGACGGCTGCCTCGACGAGCGGAGTTGCGACCGCGAGTTGAACCCCCTGATTCACGCTGCCGAAACTCTGCTCGCGTCGGCGACGCTCCTCTTCATCGTCCTCATCCCCAGGCAACGGAGACGGGATGGGCTCGCCGGGGCGATCCGGGAACGGTGCCCCTCCCCCAGGAGTAGGGCCAGGGTCGGGAGACTCGCCTCCTGCGGAGGGGATGCTGACCTTGGGAAGGTTGACCCCGAGCCAGCCAAGTGCCCAGTTGACGGCCGACACCAGGGCGTTCCAGATCCCCGCGATTACCTTCGCAACGAACGTGATCACGGGGGCGAAGACGTTCTCCAAGATCCATGCCAGCGGCTGAAGTGCTGTCGTGATCAAGGCGATGGCCACGTCGATGATGGGCCAGAGAGCCTCGAGGACGAGCAGGAACGCCTGGATCAGAGGCTGTAGAGCCATCGCCAGCCTACTCATCATCTCAGAGAGAACCTCCTGCACGCCCTTCCAGGCCTCGCTGCTGGACAGGAGTTCTGTGAAGACCGCGATGATGCCCTGCACAGGGCCCTGGGCGAAGCCCTCAAGGGCACTGCCGACCAGTGGGAACTGGTCCTTGGCCATGTTGAGCATCCCCTGGCCGAGAGCGTCGAGACCCTCCTTGGCCTTGTCCAGGAAGGTCGGCTCCTTGGTTCGCGTACCCCGTTCGCCGTACTGACTACCGGACCTGGAGGACTCGGGGGAGGCTCCACCAAACAGGGCGTCGAAGATGGCCTGGTCACGCTCAGCCGCCCACTCCAGAGAGACAGGAACCTTCGTGACATCGTCCGTTGTCCCACCTTCGGAACCGAACAGAGCATCAAAGATGGCCTCGTCCTGTTGCTCCCGCAGCCGGAGGGCGATAGCCACGCCCCGCTGACCCTCGCTCTCCTCACCCAACCGACCACTCGCGAAGAGCGCGTCGAAGATGGCCTGGTCTTGCCTGTCCTGCCAGTCCAGCGCAACGTTCTGCCGTGCTGGGTTGTCGGTTGTCCCTCCGTCGGTAGCGAACAAGGCGTCGAAGATGGCCTCGTCCTGCATGTCTTGCCAGCGGAGCGCCAGATCAACCCTCGTGGGACCGCCGTACCTGACCTCGGCCGAGCCCTCACCACGGGAACCGCCGAACAGAGCCCCGAAGATGGCCTCGTCCTGACGATCCTGCCAGTCGAGAGCCACTGGCTTGCGGGTCGGATCCTCCGTAGCCCCGCCTCCCGCTGCGAACAGAGCGTCGAAGATCACCTGGTCCTGCATGCGCCGAAGGTTCAACGCGATGTCTCGGCTCAGCGGCGGCTCGCTCGTCTCGCCGAGCCTGCCGCTGCCGAACAGGGCGTCCATGATGGCTTCGTCCTGACGGTCACGCCAGTCGAGGGCAACCGGAATCCGGTTGGGATCCTCGGTCGTACCTCCGCTGCCCCCGAGAGCCCCGAAGATGGCATCAAGTTCTGCCCCGAGTTCCGCGACATCCTCGGCCACCCCACTGACGGCCTCTCCAGTCGTCCCCAGAGCGTCCGGAACATCTTCAGCGAACGTCTCCTCAAGGATGTCGCCGACGCTCTCCACGGACTCCTCAGTGGCTTCTGCCGCACTTGCCACCTCGGTGCTGGCCGTCCTTGCGTTGTCGATGATGGTGCCCTGTACGGCACGGGCGACCTGGCCCGTCTCGTCTACCGCACGACGGACTCGTTCCTGACCCTGCTCGACGCGGTCGTTGGCCTCATCGATGCGCCTTGTGGTCTCGTCGGCGATGTCCGACCAGGAGTCAACTGCGATCTCTGGAATCTGTCCGATCTCAAGGCCAAGCGCCCCCAATGCAGAGTTGGCTGCACCAGTGAACGAGTTGATGCCCCTGATGATGCCGTTGAGCATGTCAGAGAAGACGCGTCTGATGGCACCGCCCATGGTGTGGAAGGCACCCTCGACAGCAGCGACGGCAACGTTGAAGGAACCGATGATGACATCAGCGGACCCGCCCGCCGCCTCGCCCATGTTCGTGAGGATCTCGCCGAAGCCCCACTGGACGGTCTCCCAACTCGCGATCACAGCACGACCCACAGTCATGAGGGTGCTGATCTTCTCGCCTACCCAGTCAACGACGCGTTTCGTGACATCCTGGATGCCGAGGAAGTTCTTCTGCCAGGCGACGAACACGCCCGCAGCCAGCATCGCAATGCCGAGCAGGATGGGGTTTGTCGCGAGGATGGCTCCGCGCACAGCCAGGATCCCAGCCCGCAGGGTGGGAAGCAACTGCAGGATGGCTCCAAGCCCCAGCAACACAGGCCCTGTGGCAGCAGCAAGGATACCCAGAACGGTGCCGAAGCGGAGGATCGCGGGGTTGAGGTTCGCCAGACTGCGGATGAACCCGCTCAACCTGTCGACCAGGCCTTCAACCCATGCACTCAGCCCACTGTCGGCGATGGCCAGGGCCACTGCCTCGATGGCGCTCTTGAGTTCCAGAAAGGCACCGCGAAGGCCCTGCATCTGCGTCTCGGCCATACGGGCTGCCGTGCCCTCGGCCCCTTCCAGGTCTCCTGTGAACTCCGCGAGAGCGTCCGAACCCTGGGACAGCAGCGCTGTGAGACCAGGCCCGCCACGCTGACCGAAGATCGCGATGGCCTGCTCAGCCGAGAAGCCCTTGTCCTCCAACTGACCAAGGATGTCCGCGAGCGGGAGCATGTTCCCAGCCGAGTCCCGCATCTGGATCCCGAGTTCGTCAGCCCTCTGTGTGAGGACGCCCAGGATGACGCGCAGACTCGTCCCGGCCGACGAGGCCTGAATACCCGCGTTGCTCAACAAACCCATCGCTGCAGAGGTCTCCTCCACAGAGAAGCCCAAGCCCGCAGCCACGGGGGCGACGTAGGACATGCCCTCGCCCATCTGCCTGACGTTCGTGTTCGCGCTCGAGGCAGTCTTCGCGAGGACATCGTTGACGCGGCCGATCTCTGCGGCCTCAAGACCAAATCCGGTGAGCACGTTCGAGGCGATATCGGCCGCCTCAGCAAGATCGAGTTGTCCAGCCGCTGCAAGTTCCAGCGTGCCAGGCAGAGCGCTCATGATCTGGTCTGTCTCGAAGCCCGCCATCGCAAGGAAGCCCATGGCGTCTGCGGCCTGTGAAGCGCTGAACTGTGTGGAGGCCCCGAGTTCCTTGGCCAGGTTCTCGAGGCTCTTGAGATCCTCGCCCGTGGCCCCACTCACAGCCGAGACCCGGTTCATGCTGCTCTCGAAGTCCGCAGCAACCTTGATGACGCCTGCGGAGATGGCCGTGAGGGGGAGGGTGACCGTCGTCGTGAGACGACGGCCAACCTGAGTCATGCTCTCACCGAGCCGGACAGCGGCACGCTCCATGTTCCGGAGTGTCTGTCCCCAGTCGCGCTCCATCTTGTCGCCGACACGCTTCGTCGAGCGCTCAGCCTTGCGCAAGGCCTCCTGGTACTCTTGGTCGTTCAGTTTGATGGAACCGAACAGACTGAATACGTTCATGCCTTGACAACACCCTTCGAGAACGCGGACAGCGCGGTGGCGACGTTCGTCCGGGACTTCAGCCGGTCACGATTGACCTGCTCCTTGGTCATCATACTCTGCTTCTTCGGTAGAACGCCGAGGTCGCTTGCGTATTTCTGGAACTTCGGGACCTTCTTGCCACCCAGTGCACCCATGACCTGCCATCCGATGAACGTCGCGTTGAGCAGGTCTTCTCGGGCATCTTCAGCCTTCTCCTTGCTTGCGACTCGGACAGCCTGGATGAACCGGCTGTACGGGAGGTCTAGGAGGCGTTCGTCTGACCATCCGGAGTATCCGCCATGGACTCGGAGGATCCGGAGGGCTCGGGCGAGAGCGTCTCGCCGGTCGTCGTCTCCGAGACCGTCTCCGGGATCTCGTCCATGGTGGCGACGATCTCGCTCAAGAAATCCTCAACGTCCGGATGGTCGCCGAGAGAGCGGAGGACGATGACGAAGGTACTGAGCGGGAACCGCTGCCCGTTGTTGAACTCCTCCTCCTTGACACCCAGCAGACGGGCGAAGAGGCCAGTGAACATCGCCTTGTTCTTGCGAAGCACAGCGACGATCACCTGCATCATGGCCGATGCGTCAACCTGGCCGTCCTTCTGCTGAGACATCCGGAGAAGCGTGCCGAAGCCCATCTCGATCACCTCGGCCAGGTCGAAGGCGACCGAAGCCGGAAGCGGCTTGAGGGTGTACTCCTGCCCCGCGATCTCGACCGTGGGGTAGGTCCGTCCAGTGACTCGGTCGGTACTCACTCGTCCTCCTCCTGGATCTCCAGGTCGTCCTCTGCACCAAGCGCAGCCTGGTAGTGGGGCCTGGCACTCGCACGGTCGTCCCGGGCCGCTGCACGGACGATCAGCATGCGGTCATCCACGCTGGCGAGGGCGGCTGCGAGTTCACGCACGGGGGTGGACAGGAGGGACTCGACCGTGTGCTCGAGGATCTCTTCGCCAGGCTCAAGGACCAAGTCCTCACGAGCCTCGTCCGTGACGAAGACCTCCATGCCGTTCGCCTTCTGTCGCACGGCAAGCCCTTCGGCCAGTGCGGTCCGGGCTCCCTCTCTGCTGACAGACTTCCAGATTCCCATGCTCTACCTCCCTGGTAGGTTGGGGTGCCCGCCGCCAGGGTCGACGGGCTCGAGAGACTTGGTGGTCACTCCCGATACATCCCTGGGGGAGCGAAGATAGCCCCGCTGGAGCGGGGCTCAGGATCAGGCGATGGTCGTCGGATGGTAGATGGCCCAGGGCTCGGTCGTCGGGTTGGCCGGGTCGAAGGTGCCAGCGAAGGCGACGCTCATCACGACCTCGTCCTCGTCGACGGTCCCGATCTCCGGGGCCTCCATGACGATGGCGTTCTCGACGAGGATGATGACCGGGTTGGTCGTGCCGCTGTACGTGGCCAGCAGCGCGACATTCGTGATGTAGTCGCCCGACTCGATGGGACCACCAGTGATCTTCTGGTAGTCGTCGGTGGTCGCACCCGTATCCGCGCCCGCAGCGCCCGCGATGGCCTTGATCAGGTTATCGGGGGTCATCTCGAGCATGTTCACGGTCAGGACCGGGGCGACGTTCTGACGACGGATGAGGCCCTTGGTCGGACCCAACTTGCCGTCGGCCGGGATGTCACGGAGCGTGCGCCCGGGGTTGAACGTGCTACCGCCACGAGTGCCACCCACCGCCGTGCCAGCGGTCAGGGCACTTGCCAGGTCGGTCGCCTCCAGGGCGGAGACGTCGATGTTGAAGTAGAGTTCGCCGGCATCCAGGATGAGGGCGTCGGGAGTGGTGGCGCTCAGGCCAGTACGTCCTTGTGCCATTTACTTCCTCCTCAGGTCAGGTCCGTGGTTCGATGCCGACGGAGCCTGAGATTGAACACGATGAGTTTGCGGTCATTGGCATCCACGCCGATGTATCCGGGAGATTGGTTTGCCTTTGACCAAGCGTACCTCCTGCCGCTCGTGAGCGTCCTATGCCGGAAGTGTAGCGCGGTGAACGCCTGGTCAGCAAGCGTCTCCGCATCCACGTAGGCCGGGGCCCTTGCTGACACTTGGACAGCGAGGCGCTCATCGGCAGGGATGTTGGTGTCAGCATGAAGCCGATTGTCCTCACCCTGGTAGATGGTGAGTGTGAGACATGTGTCCGGCGCGTCCGGACGACGGTTCATGAAGATGTCGGTCTCTACCGTGCCGACACCCTCGTCCTCAAGCAACTGGGCGAGATCGTTGAGAACGCTCATAGCAAGCCCTTCAGAGCAAGCAGCATGAGTTCCTTCGCCCGAGATGCCTTCTCCTTGAAGGCGTTCTCCAGGAACTTCGCCTCGCCAGTCTTGTGGAAGGCGTCCAGGTTCTCGTGGACCCAGGGCCCATACTCAACGTTGGTGCCCACACGGGCCTCACCACGGGGGGACTGGGCCGTGTACTGCACGACGGTCCCCTTCCAGGAGCCTCGGTGCTCCTTCCTCCCCGAGACTGCCCATGCGATGCTGGCGCGGAGACGTCCGGTGTCCACGGGGGTGCGCTTGCGTGCGGCCCCTGCGACCTCGATGGCGATTGCCTGCATGCCCTTCTTCCTGTACTTCTCGAAGGTGAGCATCGTAGCATCGGCCTTCGACTCGAACTTGAAGTCTCCCCACCTGGTCACTTGAGATAGGCAACGAAGTGGGAGAAGATGCCGTCGACATCTCGGTTCTTGCGCACCGTGATCACCTCCCTGTCGCGCCCGTTCTCGTCGGTCACGAGATCCTGTGTGGTGATCGAATCTTTCAGGCTGATGTGGGCCGAGGAGACAACCTCTCGACCTTCGTCGTTGCGGACCATCTCGTTCTGGTAGAACCAGCGAACGTTGACCGTCACGCCCGCTGCATGCCCCTGCTCGCCATAGGCGTTCGGGCCCGTGCTCCTCTTGAGCGTGGCCGTCTGCTGCAGGAAGCCGTCGATGATGTTCACAGCGAGATCACCCGGAAGGGTTGGAGGAGGGTCAGGACGGTGGGCGTGAAGCCCGTGCCCGCCGTAGCCTCCATGAGTGTGTTCGCGTTGGTGTAGTTCCTGGAGGCGTTGTCGATCGACTCAGAGTCGACGTCCGGACGCTTCCGGCTGTACACCTGCACGGTCTCGAGAAGGAGGGCTTGTCGAATCCCCTCTGGAACGTCACTCGCGTCGTCACCGTAGCCTGCCGTGTAGTTGATCTGGACGGCGTTCTCGGCTCGGACGTTCGTGGGCCAGGTCTGTCCGTACTTGACCTGCACCTTGCCTGGCGTGTAGTTCGTCAGGACCAGGTACTCGGACGCGGCATAGGTCTGCTCAGCGTCGTCGATGTCATAGTACAGGACGCTCTCTACAGCCTGCAGAGGGGCACGGGGGAGGTCGATGTGGCCAGCCGCCCCCAGGGTGTACCCGTAGGGAAAGCCGTTCATCGAGAGACGGAGGCTCTGTGTGATGAGAGCACGGTCCAGGTACGCTTCGATCTTCTGCCGAGCGGCAGTGATCAACGCACCGATGAGCGCCGCGTCACCCGTGACACCTGCCCGGTCCTGCACATCGGACACAGACACGGGCTCAACGAGTGGTTCCGTGGTGACAACCAGGCTCAGATTGCGTCGGTATCCGTGCTCCATCTCGTGATCAGCCCCTCATCACTTCAAGGATCTGCCCGATCAGAGTCGAGCGCTGCTTCCCGTTGCGTTCCTGAGCGAGTGCCAGCGAGGGGTCGATCTCCCCCGCACGGACCTTCTCGATGGCTTCACCAACGGTCAGATCCCCCACGTCGAGTAGTGCTCTTGAACGGTGCTGCGAGTCCGTCTCTGCCTCCTGAGCGCTCGCGCGCTCGGGCGGGCCTTCGACGACCTTGGTCTCGCGAGTGTCCGGAGCGGTCTTGGTGACCTGTGCCTGTTCGGCAAGACTGCCGTTCAGCAACACAGTGGCCAGTCGTTCGGTCATGGGCGGATCGCTCTCCGGTCCATAGACCTCGCCCTCGACGTAGGTGAAGGCGCGGATGCCATCCGGAGAACCCCTGGTGGTCCGTAGCATCTTGACTCTCATCGTGCTCCCCTCGGAGAAGGGGCCCCCGAAGGAGCCCCATCCTCACGGAACGAGGCGGTGTCGTCTATCAGACGACGTTCTGGTGACGACCGTGACCCCGGATGACCGAGGCGCTGACGGGCGAGGCGGTGCCGTGGGTGCCGATGAAGTTGGCCACGACGCGGATGTACCGCTTCGCGCCAACGTAGGCCGCCGAGAAGACGACCGACTCGTCGTCGGTGTCCGTATCGACAACGCCGAAGCAGCCGTCGTTGGTCCCGTCGACGTGGCCGACCAGGTCATCGTCGGCGACATCGGTCCAGGTCGAATCGTCGTCGGACTCTTCGACCTCGAACTCGATCTTGTTCGAGCCCGACAGAGTGATGCCCGCGACGCCCATGGCCGCAAGGACGAGAGCGCCCTCGTAGCCCTGGAGGTCGACGGTCTCACCGTCGATGCTCGTAGTGGACGCCTCGGGATTGACCGAGGGTACCGGAGCCGTGGGGTAGAACATGTCCTTCATCAGGTGTCCTCCTTCAGGAGAGTGGGCCCGCCCGAAGACGGGCCCAGAGAAGCCTCACTCAGGATCAGGTGCTGACCGTGAGTTTGCGGATAGCCGTCGGGAGGACGACCTGGCCACCGACCCGCATGAAGGCGGTAAACTCGATCGCCCCGTCACGCTTGGAGGTGTACGGGTCGCGGAGCAGGTCGAACATGACGCGCTCGACGATGTAGTACGCCCGACGGAAGTCGCCGAAGGCGATCGGAGTGGCGCTCGCGGCGACGTCCGGCATGTCCTGCAGGACGGTCCACGGGAAGCCCGCGATGGTGCTGGGCATGCCCTGGCTCGGAGGCAGGAAGAGCAGGTTGCCGCCCGTGTCCTCGAGGAGACGGACCTTGCCGAGCGTGGCCAGGTTCATGACGTACCGGGCATTCGCAATGTAGTTCGCGTTCAGCCCGTGCGCCAGATCGACGATGCCCGTGTAGGACAGGTCACTGGCCACGCCGGTGACGGTCGAGGCGTCGACGTCGGAGTTGGTCATGAAGCCCTCGGGCTTGCCAACACCGTTGCCGGTCACGAAGGCAGCGCCCTCGGAGACCTGGAAGGCCTCACGGAAGTCCAGCCGCAACTGCTCTTCCATGTTGAAGGCCGCGTCGCCCAACTGCTCGCGCGTCGCCTTGGAGGTCGCACGCATCGTGCCGTTGGGGAGTTCCTCGATGCCGTAGGTCTTGACCTCGTCGCCCGCCTGCACACCGCCCGTCGCGGGGCGCTGGAGGCGCTTCTCGAAGTCGGCCATCTTCTGGTCGATCTGCTCGAACTGGTCACGGGCGACGGGGTCGCGCTTGACCAGTTCCTGGAGGGTCTCCCCCAGGTCCTCGGCCTTGCTCTTGAGGCCCTTGAGTTCCTCAGAGTAGACCTGGTTCAGGGCATCGACTGCGCCCTTGACTTCGGCCCAGCCTTCGCCGCCCTGACGGGGGGCATCTTGTTCGGTTGCCATGTTCACATCCCTTTCGTTGCACGTGCGCGGAACTGTTCGGCCTTGACTCGAATGTCTTCAGCCAGAGATACCGGCGCGGTAGAGGCTTGGGGTCGGATGGCGGACTTGAGTTGGGAAAGGTGAGCAAGCAACTCAGCCTTCCCATCATCAGCGGCCTCGGCCCCGGAGGAGTGCTCACGCGGCTCCTCGACCTCGGTGCTGCTGTTGCTCAGTATAGCGCGGAGTGCTTCCTTCCGCTTCTCGAAGTCCTCTTCGTACTGCTCACGGGACTCGGAGTCCGTGCTGGAGTGGTACATCCTCACGGCGTCCGTGATCGCCATGGCGAAGTCCATGCTCTCCTCGGATATGTAGGCCAGCGCCTCATCCCCGTCCATCTCGAAGGCCTCAGCCAGACAGTCCCACATGAACATCATGGCGATGTCGGCCATGGCGACTGCCGAGCCCCGCGCAACGGCCTCGTCGAACTCGGGGCCGAAGCCCTTGAGGTCGACACCATCCTCGGCCTTCACGCTGGTGGTGACAGCCAGAGGAGCGGCGGGGAAGGTGACCGTGCTGACTTCGGCCAGGGCGACTTCGCTCAGAACGCGAGAGCCCTTCTGGAACCGGGGGTTGATGGCACGGTAGCCGATCGAGAACTGAAGGGGCTTGCCTGCCTCCTGACGCCTCATCATCTTGATGTACGTCTCGCGAGCCAGCCGGAGTTCCTTCGCGGGGTCGGCCTGCGGGTCGATGTAGAACTCACCCTTGATGTAGAGCCCACTCTCATCTTCCTCGGCACGGACCAGCCCGATCTCCTTCTTGATGTCGTGCTGGTCGAGCAGGACGAACATGTTGCCGTTGTCCTTGAGGGTCTTGCGGAACGCTCCGGGGGTGATGATGTCGTTCTGCAGATCCTTCACGTTGAAGACGCTGGCGTAGCCTTCGAAGGTTCCGGCATCACCATCGAACTTGACGTCCGTGAGGGTCACGTTCTTGCGCTCGATCAGGTTCTTCTCGTTCACCCTGGGAGCGCGGGCTTCAGTTGACTCGTCGGTCATCTTGTCTCCTTCCGTCTCACGCTCGATCGAAGCGCAGTAGGCCTCAGGGTCTTCCTTGTCCGAGTTCTGCCGGACGCAATCGTCGAAATCGTCGTAGCCACCAAACGGCATGCCTCATCCTTTCACCATCGAGATCAGGTGACAACCGACCATCCCTGAGGGTAGGCGTCCGGCGTCCAGACGTTGGCGTCGATGGTTGACTCGTACACCTGACCGTTGTAGGTCACGCGATCGCCCGTGTTGTACGCATCATGCCCACCAGTGGGCTGCACGTACTCCGGTGGTGCCTCCCCAACAGTCGCGTGCCCATGCCACCCGCTCACGCCAGGTTCCCACACGTTGTTCGCAACGGTGGAGCGCCACACTTGCCCCTTGTGGAGCGTGAGTACGTCAACAGGGTACGCATCGTGACCGCCGGTGGGTTGGACCCACTCGCGGATCATGCCGCCCTTGCCCGCAATGGGAGCGAGGACCGTTTCAGGCGCGTCGGTCACGTCGTCGGGGTAGGAATCCATTGCCTCGATGATGATGCGAAGCGCAGCGGCCTTCTCGCCATCGAAGCGGGAGTCGCTGAACACGACAAGACGGTTCCCGTCGGGGTCCATGATGGGGTTTTCGTCATCCAGGCCACCAGGCGTACCGAGGAGTAGGTCGCCCATGACGTGCTTCAAGGCTCGCCATTTCCACCCGGCGAGATTGTCGTACAGGTCCTTGCGTAGCGTGAAGGTCATACGTCAACTCCCCTTTGCGCGAGTAGGTGCTTGACGGCGCGGTGGTTCTGAGCAACCTCGACTGCGGAGAGGGCGCGGGAGTAGATGGCAGCATAGGAATCAACTGATGGCTCATGGAGAGATGGAGTCCCAACATTGGCTCGCCATGCCCCGAGAATCGGGGGGTAGTCGGCCAACACAAGGGGGCCAGCGAATGTCCCCTCATCTACCAGACTGTCTCCAATGAACGTGTCCACCGAGTTGTCTGACGGAATATGCCGAGCAGTTACAAGCGTAGGGGCGACTGAAAGCGCACTGGAAGTGGATTCATCATCACCCTGCGTGTATACCTTCCAGTTCCCGTCGTTCCCTTTACCTGGACTGAAGCCAGCCCGAGTGGTTGTCACGCTGGATACCCCGGCACCACCAAGCGTGAAGTGGGGGGAAGAGTTCGCGACAGTATCCGCCCAAGCCACAACATTCTGAAGCGTGAGTTCAGCATCCCCTGTAAGCCCGAAATCCGACAAGGTTTTCGAGGCAACCATGTAGTCATCCACCCCGTCGAAGTCCAGCCCCTCACCCGTCCAGGTGGGATCGTTCGTTGTAGCAGCCGACTGGTTGATCGTCCACAACTCACCCGTCGTAGACGAGTAGAACTGTGTCACGTCACCGTGGGCATCCTCAGCGTTGAAGGCCGCGACGAGGGTGCCGGCGATCCCGTCGTACACCTGGGCGCGGTAGATGGCTCCTTCATAAAGACGAGAGCCGTCACCGCGACGGCCAATGAACACAGGGTCCGCAGTATCATCCAACGACGAAATCGCCGAGCCAGTTTTGGTTGCACCTAGTTGAGTCCACGAACTCGGGATTCCTCCTTGGTCAGGCGCGGTAAAGAACCTCACTTCATAGTTGCTTGAACCGTTGTCAAGATCCGCTGTTACGCGAACCCAACCGGCCTCACCGTCAGCGAACACGGTGTCAGTGGATACGGTCGAGAACGGGGTGTTGTTTGTAGTGCCATCATTCAAGTACACCAGCAGGGAGCCTGTGCCGCGAAGCGAGAAGTAGTACGCC